TGTCCTTTAACTGCAATCTTTAAACCACGCTCATCAGTAAACTTACTAATATCGATTAGTGCGTTCTCTAATGAAGTTTCGTTTAGGTCTGCTGCCACTGAAGGCTCGTTAGAAATAGTACTACCGTTTAATAACGTGTGAGTACCAATCAACTCAGTACCGTCGCCACCAGCATATGAAGAGTTAAATGCATTATTTAATACATCTGCACCCTTAACATTCTTAGTGTGACTCATTGAACGAGCAAGTGCCTTAGTGTAACGAGAAGATAACTTATCATATAAATTGTCTTCTACTGCTTCCTCTGTAAGAGCGAAGCCTAAAGCTACTGTTTCGTGATTGTAACGAGAAGTGTAAACTTCTTGTGCAGTATCATAAGCGAAAGCTGCGCCTTCACCTTTAGTTGCTGCATTACCGAAGCCAGATAACATAACTTCCTCTTCAAACGCACGGTCTGAAGATTCAGTATCAAAGATACCTTTCCACTCGTCTTGATATTTACTGTACTCAAGGCCAAATAAGGCATTAAGTCCCGGTTCCAACTCTTTTACAAGTTGAGCTCTATTGATTGCCATAGTCTTCTATCCTCCTATTAAGATACACCAGTACCAGCCGCAGCAGTATTAGCATGTTCGAAAACCACAACTTCAACTTCAGCACTCGCGCCCCAAGCATTGCCTGTTACGTCGTGTAAACCAAGTTGCTTGAACTGACCTGTTGTCGCTTTAGTAGAAGTATCTAACTCAGCGCCAGAGCGGCCATTGTTAGTACTACCTGTACCAATAGTTACATCAAAACAAGCACCGTTGTCTGCAAAAGCGCCAGTACCATCGTGCTGAGCTTTAAATACAGTCATTGGGTCATCATAAATAAAAGCAGTTATATCTGCGCTACCTTGTGTAGCAGTATCTGCTGGTAAGTTCTTTGCGAATACTACGCTACCGTCTGTAGCAGTATAAGTACATCCCGCAAAAATACCTAACACAGCTTCGCCTGCTGCTGCAAGGTCCGCATAACCGTCCGTGTCTCTAGTCATAACATCACCGGTAAAAATACCAGTAGAGTCACCACTGTCTCCTGACTGGATAGGATACTCACCCATACGGATAGTACCACCAGTTAGGTGTCTAACAGCTGTAAAGCCGTTAGGATTGTCTACATTAGCCATTGCTAAACCCTCTCTAAAAAATTAAACAAAAAGTATTTTAATTTGACTGACTTCCGAAGGTTGTCGTGCTCTTTCTGTCCGGAGAACTAAGTGGCATCGACGGATTACTTTCTTTCATCAAGTCGTTATCTACTGAAGCCAGTTGTTCGTCAGCGCGACTTCTGTAGTATTCATTACGCTGTTCTACAAATTCCTCTGGGAATTTAGCTAGAACTAGTCCACCTGTGCCTATGCAACCATCCAGTGCAGTACCATCATTGATAGTAGGTGCCTGAAACTCAGGATGTTCCTCAGCTCTTACAAGTTCGTACCCCTCACGAAGTCGTTTACTCATATTAACCTTGTCTTCCTGACCGAGCATCTCAGCTCGAATCCATCGGTACTTCCATCCCTGAGGAGCTTCTGGAGCGTCCAATAGTGATGGTGGTGTCCATGACTTAGCGCGAACATTAGTATCGCGAGTACTTGCAGCGCGTGACGTACGCTTGTTCTTATTTAGCGTCACATTGTTAGTTGCCATTACATAGCCCCCTTATACTTTGCGTATTCTTCTAGAGGTACACCTAAGCGTTTAGCAATATCTACTTCACTCGAGGATAACCTTACTTTGCGTCCAGATTTTTTGACTGCTTTGCGAGAGCTGCCTGCAACCGTCTGAGCCGTGCGGTTGTTTGCTTTGAACTTGTGCGGGAACGCCTCACGCATTCGTTCATTAACTGCATTATAGTACTCATTAGTAGTCGGGTCAACCCCTTCTTCTGTTACCAGCTGATTATGGAAAGCAAAAGCAGATGCTGTCATCGCTTCATCTTGTCCAAACCATGGATTTTCCTTAGCCCACTCTACTGCTCTATCGTCAGTAGGCGCCTGCTGTTGGAACTGTTGCTGTACCTGAGTATCAAAATCATCATCGGCAGAAAGCTCAATATCTGCTTTCTCCCATTCTACTTCTTTACGGCGACGTGCTCTTTCTACAGTATCTCTTTCACTAGCTAGCTTAGCTAATCTTTCATTAGCTTCGGCTGCTTTATCAGAATTGCCTGTGTCAAATGCTGTTTTATAGTCAGCACGCGCTTTTTCAAGCTGTCCATCTAGTCGGCCTTCATATTCACCCATCAAAGTTTTATCCGACTGATTTAGTCGGCCTTTCACATTTTTAAGTTCTTTATGTACACCTTTAGCATATTCCAGAGCTGCTTTTTCTCTACGTTCTGCTTCTCTAAACTTATATGTCAGCTTTTTAATTCTTTTTTGAACACCGTCAGAGTATTCCTCTAACTCCTGCTCCCCTTCGTCCTGAACTACTTCCAGTTTTGACTCTGCTTCCGTCTCCACTGCACTCTCGTTCTGAACCTCTTCTGTCACTGCATCGTCTGCTACTTCAAACTCTACTGCTTCAGCGTTTTCTAGTTCTGCCATCCTATTCTCCTAGTATGCGTGATAATTCTTAGGGTCGTCAATCAACGCTAAGATTTCATCATCGTTTAAAATTCTCATATCCAGACCATCTCTATGAATACGAGCACCTGCGTAGCGTCCAAGCAGGACAAAGTCCCCCTCTTTACACCACGGTCCTTCTGGGTACCTGGCTTTGTCTTTATAACAATCAGGTCCCATCTTAGCCACATAACCCACTGTAGACGCTACAGCTTCTTGTTCTTGCATCTGATTAGACACAATAATTCCACTGCTAGTAGTCTTTGGTGGTGCATATGGTATTAGTACTAACCTATACCCAGTAGGTGTAGGTATTCCATCTAAGTCTTTCTGGGCCAGCTCTCGCGGGTCCATTTCGTTCTTTTCTGCCATCTTTTCTCCTTTAAGCAAGCTGAAACGCAGCTTGGACGTATATTACAAGTCAGCCTTCTGAATGTTCTCCAATACGTGAATAATTGTCGATTCAACTAAAGCTAACCCTTTATATGTACCTGTTAGGTGTTGGTATGACTCCCAATCGGGTACATTGCCTGCAGCCATTGATTGCTCAATAGCCGTTTTATCTTCTCGCAATTGCTTGAGCACATGCTCAGCAAATGTTGTAGCATCCTGCATTTTATCTCCTTTAAATACAAATTACTTATTCATCTGACCCCTTCTTAGCGGTACTTTCCTTTTTGCGGGAATTTGCTACCTCCTTTTGTGTAGATGAGCGCTTCTGCTCATTTAACAACTGGGTATACATATTTCCCTCTGCAACATCAGCATCTAGTAGAGCATTCTCTCTATCTGCCGCTATTGATTCTTGGTGCATCTGATGCTCTAATTCCATCTTCTCACGCGCCATCTTCTCTTGAGATTTAAGCTTAGTTAACTCAATCGCCCCACGCTCTTCGTCAGCTTTCTCTTTCTGCTGTAGCTTAGCTGCCTCTTGCTCCATCTTCATCTGCGTAGCAGGGTCGATAGGTGGCTGTTGCATCGCTTGAGCCATCTGCTGGTCTTTACCAGTGATTTGAGAAGTAACCTGAGCTGCCTGCTGTGCAATCTGTGCTGCTGTTTCTGGGTCACCTTCTGCATCAGGGATAGGCTGACCGAGCATCTGCTCTGCTTCAACCTTGTACTTAAGTGCATAATGCTCTTGTATATGAGCGGTAAGTACCGCTTGCATACCTTGAATCTGGGCATATGTAGGATTCTGGAGCATCTGCATATGTGCCTCAATGTGGGCGTCGTGATTCTGCTCTTCAAACGCCTTCATAGGACGTCCTGTCATAGAGTTCATATTCTCTGTGATAGGGTCTAATGGCTCTAATTCTGGCTCTGGAGGTAGAATTTTATCCACTTCATCTACACCTAAAGCAGCATACATGCGTCTATATGCTTCTCTAACATCATGAATCTCTGGAGAGGCCTGTGCTAGCTGTAGTTGCTGTTGTGCCATCATCACACGCTGCGACATTGAGAAGATATTAGGGTCTGATACTGGAACGATATCGATTCTATCATCAAAATCAGTCTTCTTAATCATGTTCTCACCACCCTCTACTTCATATGGGTAGTCATCAGGCATATTAGTATGAATGATATGAGATAGCATCTTAAATTCTGTCTTCTGCGCGCCGTGTAAACGCTTGTGAACAGCTGACATAATCTGAGAGCCTCTTTCTAGTAGAGCTACAGTAGTACCTACTGGCATATCTTGTCTAGAATCACCTACCTGCGTGTCTGTAATAGATGCAAAACGTCTTCCTGTGTCCACCAGTACACCTAAAAGCGCCGATAATGTGTTAGACGGCTCTTTGTACGGTAAAGGCAATAAAGAGTCTTTAATCGAAGCTCCTGTAGTATCTACATCACGCCACTCACCTGGAGCAATCGGCTCGTCCTCACCTTGGATACGTAAACCACGAGATTTGAAACCACCAGGTAGATTAGATAACGTACCGGCATCAATTAATTGTCTCAGGATTGCAGTTGCTGCGTAAGTAACACCGCCAATCATATGAATTAAGCCATAGCCATAGAAGCCTAAGCCAGGAAGGAATTTATAATGACAGAAATAGTTTATCTTTTTTCTGTTGTCATCACCTTCTTTCCAATTTTTGCGTATAGATAATACTTGTTCAGTGTCCTTATCAAGGGTAACAATGTAAGGTATAGCAATACCCGTCTTACCATCTTCATCTTCGTCTTCAAATCCTTCTAAATCTAAATCAATATGCATCTCAAGCAAAGTGTGGATATCATTGTAATCTCCACTTGCTGAGCCCGTGTTATTATGTCTACCTACTGCCTCATCTAATACAGTCTGTGAGTTAGTCTCAGTTAGTTCTGAGCCTTCTCCCATCTCGTCAAACGAAGAATAAAACCCTACCTGCTGCTGTTTTCTAATGTCATTAGCCGACATACGAATAACATGTGTTACGCGGCTGGCTGTTCTTAAGTCAGATGTTTCATAAGGTACAACTAAGTCTTCTGCTGTAATATAAGTACTTACAGGACGGTCAATTGCATTGTCATAATATACTTTCTTAAATGCACTGCCTGATAGAGGTAGATAGAACAGCATCTGGTCCATCTCAGACTCATACTCCTCCATAACATGGAGTACATTGTAGTTCATGAACTCTTTAACACGATTACTCTGCTTAACTTTTTCGTCTGTTTCTACGCCTACAATAGCCGTATCAACGGGACCGTTTGCAGGACACATTTCCTTAAATGCTTGTGACTGAAACTGAGTTACTGCTTCCGCTAAGATTGGGTGATGTACGCCAGACGCGCCTGGGAATGGCTCATCTCTGTCTTCAATCTTAAGCCCTAGTAGACTTATACCCTTGGTATATACCTCTTCCCACTCACTTCTAGAGGCTTTATCTTCTTCATATAGGTCAATTAGCTCGGTGGCAATTTCTTCTAAATACTCATCATCTAGAACTTCTGCTAAATTAGCTGAATGTCCTTCATCTTCGGGTACTTCTTCCTGTGGATTAAAGTCAATAATGACAGAACCGTCATCTTGTGTATCTATTTGGCTACCTAAAGGGTCCATCATCTCCTCTGGAGAGGGCATTGGAGCTAAAGGTGCTTCTATTGCAGTTTCTATTGCCATATTGGTTTCCTATATGTTTGTTTGGATTTTATCATTTATTGTACTATATGTGAAGTTAGCTTACTCTATTAATGTTTTTAGGTAATCTTGGTCTTTTTTAGACATCTCTTTTTTAATATCGGCTTCTGAGCCAATATACCCGTTTACGGTGCCCCAGTCACCTTTTAGTCTATGTCTCTTAGCTATAGTATCGGTTAAGTCTGTTTTAAAGTCATAGCCCACAAATTTAACCCCCATTTTCTTCCAGAATGGGTAAGCAGACTTCTTGATATCGTAGATTTTAAATGGTTTATTAGAAAACTCTGAGTTTACAAGCGCCATCACTGCCTCTTTAGCATGTCCTTGTTTACGCTTACTTACCGGTATCTTGATGTCTACCAGGCCTCTGATTTTCTGAGTGGCATCCTCTACGAATAGTTGTACATTACCTATCTCCTGTTCCTGAGCGTTAGCATAGTCTTCGTCCATGCCTTTCATATTGTACAAGGTGTACATCTGACGTGTCTCATCTCCCTTAGAATTACCTGAGCGCATTCCCCCGGCTAGTGCTATCTCACCATTCTGCATCTGTGTCATGCCGTAAGCTAACTGTTTTCTCTCTAGAGGGGCGCCTATTTTAGGTGTTTTTGAAGGTTTATTAGGTAGTACACCATGTGTGTTTAATGTCACTACAGGATACCCTACATTATTAGTAAGAGTTGTCGTCCCAAAGTCTGATTCCTGGGTATAAACTTCTTCATTGAAGTCGACCTTATACCCCATATCCTTTAGTTTTTTCCATATAGTCATCGCAGACTCTGATACAGAATCGTCTGAGGTCAGGTCAAGATTACGTCTTTTAGCATCCTTAATTGCTAGCTCATACA